GTGGGCACGGGGTGAATGTCTTTGTCATCAGCCACAAGTCAAAGGAAGTTCTTCAGGACAAGTTCGAACGACATGTACAGATGACTAAAAAGGGCAACTACAGCAAGATGGTGTGAAATAGAAAAGGACACCCTCCGACAGGTGTCCTTTCCAGAAGGCTAGATTCTGCGAAATCTGGCCGTATAAGAAGGTCAGATTACTCGACCAAAGTCAGTTTCGGTGACGCAACACTCTTGTCAGGAACGATGAGTCCGCTGTTCATCGTGTTGTATTCGTTGACCAGATCGCTCTTTGGAGTAACTTGAAATGCAACGACCTTAGACGGAACTTCCATGTTCTCCGTTTCCGCATAAGGCATCCAAGGAACTAGAGCAAGTCTACCTTGACCGGCAGGAAGAAGAATACATGGGTTCTTGAGAAGAAGACCTCCATCTTGTGTCTCCTGAAGTACCTTTGCAATCACTTCTTCACCCGAAACCATTCTGATTAGTTTGACATTATCCATAGTGTAATCTCCTGTGTTCGTATTTAGTGTCACTTCAGGAACTCTGATTCTCTTATATTTACTCCCGCATAGATTCTTGTGAGTGATGGCATGGGCGTTCTCAAGCCAGGTACCACTACTGAATTTGGATAGTTGTATGCATTAGATTCACTATCATACTTGAGGATCTCTTTAGTGCATCTGTATTGTGCAGTAACACCATTAGCGGTATTGAAATCTTCAAGCATCTTGTAGAACAAATCTTCGACCTTTCCGAAGTAGTAGAAACGATTTGGATCATTCACATTTGTACTTCGGTAATACACCGGTTGATCTGATAAGAACATACCCATATTGTGAGTACCAAGATAAAGTGCATTACTTGAGGGAATGGGATCTGTAGATTCCACAAAAGAACAAGTGTCATCTTTACTGTTTAGAATGGGTTCTTCTAACCACCCTTCATACCACAAACCAAAGGGCCAATATAATCCAAAAACTCTTGGTCCGCCACTCTGAACTTCAAACCAAGTAGAGACTTCACGATCATTTGGATATGGTAGTCCTGTTCCTTTGAGTGCATACGCATATCCAGTCTTGCCCAATTCGTGCTTAAATTGAAACCCTAATTGTGTATCAGTTGGTGATGTACTACACGGATTTGCATATGATGATCTTTCGATGTATCCAGCAGTTGTTCCAAATGTAGCACCAATAGGTCTTATAGTTTCATCACATCGAAGCAACAAATCACTTGACAGAATTGGATGAGATCCTCGTAGGGAAAGAATTAGTCTTCCTGTGTCCTTTGAGTATGCAAAAACTCTACCAATAGTACTATCAAATGGATACGAACAAATTCCTGTTGCACCTGAGAAATTTTGGAAGACGGCATCACCAGGATTTAAATCAGCCCCTTTGTGTCCTGTTACAACATAATCAAATAAGTATCTGTAGTTATCAGTCATTGCACCGTATACTGATTGGGTAACCACCTTGGATAGAATTGGGCTTCCACTTTTTCCGTATGTAAATAATGGACCAGGAAGATCACTTCCACCCCAACTAATCTTGTCAGATGTTACATCATTCAATTTGTCAGTATTCAGTACATTTGGAGGCAGTTCTCTTTCTCTAGCGTCGTTCGAATTGTACCAGCAATCATAACAATTATTTTGTTGAGAAACATCAGAGAACAATAATCCAGAATCAAGTCCACGGTTCGGATAGATCGGGATATCTGACCCAACACCGATTTCCCATACACCCCATCGACAATCAGGACCAGAGGCAGTTTCTCCAATTTCACCACAAGGATCTAGTGCATTCGACACATCATCTCCGCACCGACCTAGTCTAAACAACCTAAATGATAACATCGATTCGCCATAAGGATTGGCAAATGTTCTTGCAAAAGAATTGAGTGCGTAACTAGATCCGCATCCTGGTCCACCTCTACCATAGTATTGATAAGGGACAAATGCTGATTGAGGCGGACAACTCTTTGATGCAAATCCACGCATTTGATCATCGAAGAACAATTCGTGTTTATGTAACTCAGAACGCCTTACATCCAAGAAAGAGATGGGCTTAACGCCATCAGGTAAGTCCTCATCCAACAAATGAATGCTGCACTTACCATCAATCAATCCCTTGTAGTGACTTGTTAGGTAGTGCCATGTGATGAGTCTTCTAAACTCATCGTCATCATCTAAACTTCCATAAAACACATTGTTTAAACCGTGCGGAAAGTATTCTGCTATTGCGTTTCTAGCCGCAGATGGCAAGTAGTAGAACTGATCACTGATTGATGACTCGGGTAAAGATGGATCCACTTCTTTCGGAGGAATTGACGGTCCAGATACACTTGGAGGCGTTTCTGTTGTAACTGCAATTACATCTCTAGACGATGGATAAACCACCACACCAGCACTCTGGTTTGCTTGACTTGATCTTAAATTCTCTGATGTTGGTAGTTGCTCACCAATTGAGTTTTCAAACGCTATTGATTTCAGGAATGGACTCGTCAAAGTCTTTTGTAGCAACAAAGAGTTTGTGCCCGATTGATTGTTGATCGTATAAAGGTCTAGCGGAGTATATGATGAGAGATTTCTGATTGGGTAGTTGAAAGGCATCAAACTATTGAACCAACCTTCGCCAGTTGATGATGTCACTCCACCAAAATTCAAACCTAATGTTGAGTTGTAGGGAATCAGTTCAAAGAAAGATGTTGCACCAAACTGATTGTTGCTCATCCCATCGAAGTTGTCTTTGTACACTGAATTCTGTAAAAACTTGTCTTTGAATCTAGTAACAGAGTCAGCAAATTCTATTCCCGACTCTTCACCAGATCTCACAGGATACGGATCTAACCACTTATCACCAAATTCAGCAAACTCAAATATGTCCGATGTTCCTCCCACAGGAAGATATTCATTCAGGGACACATGCTCTTCGTTTGAAGTGTAAATTGTTCGATTGTATCCCTCTTGCACAACAGTATAGTTGTAACAAGGTGCATCATATGTTGTACCATCTGGATACGATAGAACTATACCACACCCTTGCGGAAGATAAGTTACATCATAGGTTGTTTCAAGTCTAGGATATGCCCCATTTACTATCTTGTTGATGGTGTTGTGGACAGATGCCACATCAAATGGCATCGATGCAACCACTGTTCTTTCGATCACTGTGTTTTGTACTCGGTCATAAAAATAGACCTTGTCTCCTGGCTGATGATCTGTGAAAGGAGTGTATCCTGTAACAGCAGTAGCAAATCCTGAAACATCTTTTGTGTAGGGTGCTTCGGATGAGTATGCATAGTTGTGAAATGGGGTTGACATCGCCAGCAAGTGGCGTTTTGTAATTGCAAATGCATGCCTTCTAGAAGGATTTGCATTGACACCTGTATACTTCCAACTCACAAAGGTACTGAAACCTGGAGTGCGTGGATTGGCACTAGTTCCATAAACTGTTCGATCCGGTTCTACCGTTGTGCCATTCACCATGGACAGTAAAGATTCTTCATCTGGCACCGAATACGGAACAGGAAGTTTCTTTCTGTCTCTGAGTCTAAATCCAGAATAGTTTATATTTTCAATGGAGAACGGAGTGTTTGGTAAGAAGTTAGAGTTAAAAGGCTCATTCACTTGCGACGAAGTTACACGAACTCCTGCTGCGTAGTTGAACAGATCGTGTCTTGTTTCATCGTAAGCAGAGGTTGTTCCATACTCTGGCATTACAAAAAGAAGTTCTCCCGCTTCGAAATCTCCTGTTCCTGAGCAGGCTATATCACCGAGTCTTCCAAGTGGGTCTAGGGATGATGAATCGTACTCACCATAGAATGGATTTGATAGTGGATTTTTTGTTGGTCCAACTATGAATCTTCTTGCCCCACTATGAATACCCTCAATCTCAGATCCCCAAAGATAGGGAATAGACAGAAACACACCAACACCATCATCATACAAAGCAGGAATTCCTGCGTTAACTCTTGTTGTACCACTAAGAACAGGATTTCGAATCAGGATGATGTTTCCATCACTTTCCGATAGAAAAACATGTTCACCTAGTCTTTGTAAAGAACCATACGAATTCCAAGCCAGATCTGGCACAAATTTTCTATCGTAGAATTCATTTGGTATACCGGGTGTTCTGCTCCAATACTGCTGAACATAGGACCAAGGTAGTGAGTGACCTTCGGGAATGTCCCCCCTCAATCCAGCAGATTGAGTTGGAGTGAACGGTAGATGTATAGTTATTGGTTCACGATCTATGAATGCTCTTGTGTACCGTGAGTCACCCGATATTCCCACTTCTTTCTGTGGAATGGATGTTGCACCCCTGAACCGAAAGAATCCCTGTGACCCGTGAAATCCCATTACTTTTCCCCTATCTGAAAGCCGTGGATGCCCCTACGAGCCTTCTCTTTCTTGCTGAACGGTAACTGAGTAGGTTGCACTACGCTTGGCTTCTTGGCCTTTGCAGAGAGGTCTGTGCGAGTGCTAAGACGAGATGATACTCTTCCTGTGTGGGCTGTAGGTGCAGACCATTCATCTAAAGATCGGATTAGATCATCGTAGTTTTTGGGCATTTGTTGTATTTAGCACTCACGCCCACGCACGGGTACGCCCACGCACGGGTACGCCCACGCACGGGTGCGCCCACGCACGGGTACGCCCACGCACGGAGGAATGAAAACAGGGGGATTTCTCCCCCCGTAGTTACTGATCTTTACTTCGTATCACTTGCTCCACGGAAGTTTGGCCGAGACCCACTTCCACAGCGGTGCGCCGATTAAAGCACCAGCGACAAACATCAATACGCTCCACCAAGTTGTACCTAGAAATTCTGACATGGCGTTCTCCTTTCTGTTCGTTTATGTATAGGAAATTGGCAAAAGGAATCTGTCAAACGAGAACTCAGAACGAATTCTATTTGCAGTTTGATTAGACGGCAGATAGTTGTACTTCAGATTCAAGATAGTATTCTTTGTTGGATTCATCACTTCCTTGTATGCCGAAATGGTATTCATTACCATTCCTCTACTTCTCTGTGTAGTCAAGTTTAGTATTTTCTTCTTTGCAACATTTTCTACTAGAAGTTTTGTTTCAGGATTAAGAAGAGGAATCAAATTGAACTTATACAGATCCTCTGCAATCACCTTTTGCACTTCTTCTGTCAAAGATGTGAAGAAGGTGTCATTTATTGGTACATAATCATCACCTGAAGAACTGCTATTTGGATCGCCGTTCTGAACGGCGGCGGCGCATGGTTGAAAACAATCATTTTGTGGTCCGCATCCAAACGGTCCGGACGGTCTACCAGCATTGCTATTGCAGCATCTCTGTCCCGAGCCGGATTCTGTAAAGATGTCTGGATTAGTCACAGCACAACATTCACAGAGGTCGGTTTCAACTGAAGCAAAATCATTACAAGGTTTTTCACAGCCATTGGGATCGAAATATTGCCCAAAGGGCGTGTTTGGATCATTACAAGGCTGGCCGAACGGATCTCTCGGAGGAAAATTCGGATTGTTAGCGATATCATGATATTTATCACAATGCAGTCTTCCTCCTATACCACCGACCACGCCGCCTGGCGCACCCGGCAGAGGAGGAGATCCTGGTAGTCCATCGCCGTAGTCACTACAATGCGACGGAATTCTAGCAGTGCTTGATCCACCATATGCACTGCAATCGACACAACAACATGCACCGTCACCTATAGCATAAGTCCGACAAGTTCTCTGCCGCATCTCCATAGTAGCCGGTGGACAAGTACTAAAATTTCCATTACAATCAAGGTATTGTGCATCACACCATTGACACTCGTAAGAACACCATTTTATCCATACACACGGTATTTCGGGGTCAAGACCCTGATCAGCACAACAAGGAATATCAGGTGGTCCAGGAGGAACCTGTGTCCAACAACCAAGTTCGCTTCCTTGAGAAGAACATGGACCCGCTGAACCTTGTCCAGCACCTCCCAAATTGGCACAAGTAATAGGAACACCGGCTCCACATATGTCAGAATCTAATGGTGTGAAATTTCCTGGACAGTCTTCTTCGCATATTCCAGATCCAGGTTCATCCCCCACATAATTATCTGAACAAAATCCAATTCCACCTTCAGCAAAACAACACACCCCAAGTTCGCATGGGGACGGAGGACAATCGCCACAGTCAGCAATTAGTGGGTTCGATTCTTTATACTCTTGGAAAGTGTTTTCTCCCAAATCAGTGCAAATACCGGCGTTGCACCTTTTCCAGTACAGGGATTTATATTGAGGAACATCGACGCTTTCTCCATCAGGCACTTGAATACTTGCGGATGTAAATGACCACGCATTTCCAACAGGAATTGCTTCAGATATTGTTCTCAGTTGTTTGGCCGTTATGTTGTATGAAAGTACAGTAAGTACTTCATTTCTTACCGATGTCCACGGAATTAGAGATACATCTGTTCCTTCATATACTTTATCTGATATGTAATTTCTTGCTCTAGTAATTGCTTCCGATTCAGCCGCACTTGGGGATGTAGTACCAGTGCAAGCAAAATTTACCATCAACGGAATGTTATCTTGATAGATGAAACCAACTGCACCATTTATAACTGATGGTTCAAGTATGGCAGCACGAATAAAGCCTAGATCAACATCCATATCTGCGGCACCAGACGCACCTTGTCCTGATGATCCCGTGAACCCCGTAAAGTACTCGATCAAAATGTTTGGATCATATGGTTCACTTCCATTTTCTAAAAATTCACCATACGGGTCATCATAAACATGCGATTCTCTTGATCGTAAAAGACTGTTGAACACCGGCATCACCTTGCAGTCCACTAGACGAGAGTCGGAAAACTCCTTAGAAATAGAGACCAAATCCGATGTGTAAATGTGGTGAGGCAGTATCGTGTGAACATATTTACCAAATATTGTTTGACCTGTAGCAACAGGATTCACATCAGGACATAACCATCCTGATGCCTCAAGAACTGATCTAGATCTGCTGATTGACTTTGTTCTATAGAAAGATTTGAGATTGCTCGGAGTATGGCTCCACTCAAAAATTCTATCGTCGTAAGATCCCGAAACACCCGACGCACCTGTTGGATGTTGTGCATCCCAAAAGTTGTTTGTAGCACCAGGAGTATTTGTAAGTCCTTCTCCCCAGGAGAAAGACGATCCTGCTGTTGGAGCAAAGCATGTGTATTTCGGTAGATGGGGCAGTCCAGCAAATGCCCATTTGATAGATGGGTATGCAGATTTGAAGTAGTTCAGTATTCCTACCGCAGCATCTACTGTTTCTGTATATGCAGATAGATTTGTTGTATTACTTGGTCCTATGATTCCATCACCGATCATGTACTTCCAAGATTCTCCACGGAAGTCAAATAGTCCAAATCCAATAGTTGATGCAGTAACACCAAAATCAACTGAGGCATTACTTGCCATTGCTGTTAGGTCTGATGCGACTATGCTAGTCAGACTTTTATTCGATGCAAGAAATACCGACAAACTGTCTGTTCCAGAAACAACTGTCTCGGACATCTGATTGTCGAAGTAATCTTGCAGATGGGTTGCCATCATTCCATAGTTTGGAATGGGATTGGGCAAAGTCACATCAGCATCGGTAGTGAATGTAGATTTGAAAGACGGATATGCGTTGAATACTCTATAATGAGGCATACCGCTATTTAGTAGCACTACAGTAAGGTATCAAACACTTCATGAACCTCTTTCGGGATAGTTCTGTGAGACTGAACCCTGAAGGACGAGGGCATTTTGCGAATCATCCTCCAAGTAGGTTCATTTTTGAAGGAGGTCTTTCTTCTTTTTTCCATGTAGTGATACATGTAAATGTGGCAATTCGACTCTTGCGTGTATCGTTCCAAATCGAAGTTTATACCATGTCTTTGCATCACCTTTACAGTTATGCGCTCACATTCACGCTCCATCGATCTGTAAGTTTCAAAGGCACTTTTAACTCGTCTGCGTGAAAACTCTTTACCATGAAGCCATTCCTCAACCACATCAGCATAGTTGTTGGTCGGACCAAAGCACTTTCTGTAAAGTTCTGTTCCTCTTCTCCATTGAATGAAGTGGGAATATTCGTGTGCAAGAACCTCTATCCACCTTGGGTTCTTTTTTGCCACACAGATTTGTTTCTCATCAAAGAAACCCCAACACATGAACCCGTCAGACTTGACGAATTTGGTGTTTCTTAGGTTTAGTTGAAGACCGTACTCTTTGAGAGTTTCTCTAACGAACTTGACAAATATTTCGTTAGTTGATGACATCATTCTATCCGTGCAAACTCCAGACCATTGACCTTAAAAACCATGACTGAACCATCGAAAAGTTGTCGAATGTTTTCACGAAATGGACTAATACGGATTGAAGCAGGAAGAGACATGTACATTCCTAGAATGGTATCTTGCGTCCTCTTGCCCTTTTTACAACTACAGACATTTGGATCTCTGAATAGTTTAATTGCCGCATGAATCGGAATTAGCGGCTTATGATTATCTTGGTCGAGCGGCTTGTCACCAATCTTGTCGTATAGATCATCAGGGCTTTCGAATACGATTTCAGGCATCTCTCATCTTCCTTTCGCTCAAGTTGAATAGTGAACAAATGAACTGTCCCAAGAAGTATACGATGGGTGTGTTCTCTAGAGATTTCGTTGTCATGCAGATACCTAATGCTAACCAGAAACCAAAACAGTATCTGCATGACAGTAGTTTGTATAGGAATGATTTTGGGTATTTCGATGTTAACCAATCGCAGTATGACAGACCCTCATTAGAGTTGTAAAGGTGAATCTTTGTCCACCATTTGAAGAGTCTCATCGGTCGGGAAGAAATGTAAGAATATACGGCTGATGTCTCGTAAAGAACATACAGCATAAGTCCCAACCAAAGCGTTTGTATCGCAGTAGTTTCCATGATATACCCGAAGATATTTATAAGGCTTTATGAGGAGGTTAGATCAACCAACTCACATTTATCTCCTGAGCAAGCATAAGTTTGTGAACCGGCAGTTCGATCTTCCTTCTCGTACTTTGAAAGATCAGACCAGTTAACATTCTTTGGCATTTGAGAAAGCAGAGTTTCGTATTCTTCTTCTGTGCAGTCCTGATAGGGAGCCTGCTTGTAGGAGTGGTCGCTATGTGGCAGGAACGAGATTCCCGACACATCATCGAAATGAGCATAGACCCATGCACCAACATCCATCCACTCATGCTCACGGACTGTGATAGTGATTGATGGCTTATGTTCACACCAATGTCTCTGATAAGTCAACCAGAGATTCAGATGCTCGATTGCCGTAATGTCATTACGGGTCATGCAGCCATCAGGAGACTTCATGGGGAACGAGAAGACCCTAGTATGGTCAGGACGCATCACACAAGGCTCAGACGGGAATCCTGCCTCCTGCATCATCTGACACAGGGGATCCTTGATGTCGGCACGGACTGTGCGAATGTAGTATTGACTGTGCCGTGGGTGCATTCCTGATGCAGCATCGGTCAACTGCGAAACAGTTCCCGATGGTTTCACACATGTGATTGCAGCGGCAGCATTGATGCCAAGTCGCTTTGCCCATTCGGCATTCACTTCGATGGTCTTGTTCTTGACAGTCTCAAGAATGTTTGGAAGTGAGGATGGCAGAAGAAGATCCGAGTTATCTGCCATAGAAAGCATCATCTTGTTATCCAACTGACCTGTCATTGAAACTCCAAGAAGAGCCTCCTCCTCGCAGTTCTTTGTCCACTCCGAAGAGATGTATTGGAAGTTGGTAAGCGATGCCTGCATCGTACCTAGAATGGCAGCGATACGACCCTTTCTCATCAGGGTTTCCACAGTATCTGTAGGACGAACAATGATCTCCGTAAGATTGCAAAACTCACGGTCACGAAGAATGATTTCAGAGCATGGGTTCGTGCCGAATTCGTGGTTCGGATCACGACGATCACCTAACTTAGAAACAGTCTTCTGCGCTGCGGCACGGTTAAAGATACCCCGCTCTCCGCTCTTGCTGTTGTAAAGAGACAGCCATTCTTGCATGAAAGTCCCAATGTCAGGCTTCTCTTTGTAAGCAACGCTGTTGTTTGCAAGTGCTCGTTGTGGATTGGCTTCCCACCAAGCACCACTCTTGGCGTTACGCATGCGCTCGTCACCGAGTTCAGATAGTGAGATGAGTGCGGAACGACGGACTCCACCAACGACAACAATCTCTGCAATCTTGCACACGATATCGTGACACTCAATCGAGGTCAACTTACGGCCTGCTGCCTTTCTGAATGTCTCAACACTAAACTTGAACAGATCCTCAAGCGGACGAGGTCCAGATGCTCTACCACCGAAAGTCTTGAGTCGTGATCCAGCAGGACGAACTTTGGACACATCCCACTTCGGAATCTGACCAACGATGAGAAGGCTGATCAGTTCACGGAACGCCTTTGCCCAACCCATCTTGGAGTCAGCAACGCTGATGACAGTATCGCTGTCGCTGAACTCCTCAGCAATCGTCGGCAACTTCTCGACAAACTTACGCTCGACCGAGAAGCCTACGCCCGTGCCGCACATGAGAACATAGAGAATCTCATCAAACGCACGGACACGATTGATGTGTACATATGCACAGTTGTACCCTGCGATGTTGTCTCGCTCAAGTGCTTCGCCTGCGGTCATCAGGCAACGCATAGAAGGAAGAACTTCAAGATTGAGAACTGCCTGACGGAGTTCTTCTCTCTCTGCCTTTGTCAACTTGCCTTTAGTGTGATTCGCAAGATGCTTGTCGAAGAAGTTGAAGTAACGATTGACTGTCTCCTCCCAAGTCTCTCTTCGTCCTTCGTTTTCAAGCCACCGAGAGTAGCGTGAAAGATGAATGAATTGTTGATACTCAGTCGGCAGTCGAATCTCGTCAGACATACTTCACTCCTTGTGTTATGCGGGGGTATTTAGACCATGGTACAGCGGTGCATACTATAGAGCAAGCACTATCGAAAAGATCAAGAAAGTATGTTGCACCAGACACCAATTTGATCGCAGTATGGCTGATATCTATTGGTGATGAATTGTTGATAACTCTCCAAATTCATTTGATTATCTCCACACCAAGAATCAAACCAAGCATAATTCCAATGTGATCCTTGTGGGGGAACCCATGTTTCGATGTCAGCGTGTACTAAAGTAAATAATTGGTTTTTGGGACAATGTTGCCAAACTAAATCGATTACATCTTGATTCTTTTCCACTATGGTCACAGATGTTACATTTGGATTATCGATTAACTTTTGGTTGACGAACCCAATTCCAAGTCCCGCTATAAGAACATCTCCTGTTGCTCCAGCCCACAAAGGCTCATGTTCATGATACTCTGATGCAGTATCCTGCATAATCGGACCATACACATCATGAATTAAAAATGTGTACTCACCGTATAGTTCGTTGTCGTTTTCAGAATGTATTCTATTTACTGGTTGACCAAGTGCTTGACTATAGATTGTTGTATGGTCACCTATGAATTTCTTCACAGACCACTCGCCAACACGACCCTCTGGAATGTTTACTTGTATTCTTGTCATCCGTATGCCCTGAATATCACTCCACCAATTCCACCTGTTGCACCTTGTCTTGCAGTAAGTCCTGTTCCTGCTTCGTTATATCCGCCCCCACCGCCGCCTCCGGCGACACCTGTGTAAGTTGGTGGTGAAGTAAAGTTATCAATTGTACCTTTTCCGTCTCTTGGTTGTTGATTTGTAACGAAGTTACCGCCAGATCCGCCGTTCTGATAGTAACTTGCTATTGATGTTATTCCAGATACTGCTCCTGATGATCCGGTTCCGCCAAAACTTCCAGATGTCGAAGTCAATCCGCCAACAGTTCCCGATCTAGAGGCAGCAGCGTCTACCAAATATATACTGAGAGATGGGATGGCTGGAGCAGTCGCTCCACCGGCTGCTCTCCCTCCATCAGATCTTCCACCCTGACCTCCACCGCCTCCTGGTGCTGTTAGTCCTGTGAATGTCAGTATAATATTCCCATTTCTTTGATGAGACTGTAAGAAAGATGCTCCCCCACTCGATCCCCATCCCCCGTTTGCTGCTGCACCAGCACCAGCAGATCCAACGGTGAAATGAATGATGTCATTTGCTTGCATATTTCCTGTGATAGCAACTGCGGGATTTAGATTTATTTGACCCCCCGCATCACCGAAATATTTGGCTCTAATGTAACCGCCACCGGCTCCACCCCCGCCACCGCTATACCATGTGCCTCTATTGAAAGCGAAATTGTTTGCAGCCCCACCACCACCACCACCACCAAACAACTCTATGTCGAGATAAATCGTTCCTGCGGGAATAGAGTAAGATTGCGCTCCCGAACTCGCACCGAATGCAGTTTCGGATAGCAGTTGGTAGTTGTATGTGGTCTTTGAAGTTGATGCTGCTCTTACAATACCAATCATAAGAAGTTCAATCCACCAAGGAATCCATAGATGTTTGTTCCACCATCAACAGTCAAGAACGATACAACATCAATACCGTTAAACGATAGTGCAGGCTTAACGCCACCCGGCCATTCGATCTTCGAACTCCAGAAGTCCTGATTGCCTGTCATCTGCCCACCGTTTGTGATGATTACTGTTACCGATGCTGCACCAGTTGACGGTGCATCCGCAAAGTAAATTGCGGTTGCTCCTGTTGCACCCGAGCCAATTCCAGTTAAGGTTTGTACTTGACCACTAAGGAAACTAATTGAAACTGTTCTCTGTGAGCCATTCCAATAGACTCCTTCATTGACGATTCTAACTCCAGAGAGTGTGGTGTTTGATGCAGAACTCAATCCACCCGGCAGATTCAAAGTTCCGTAGATGGTCGCAGAGACTTGCGAAGTTGCACCAATGACTGCTGTGTTTGATCCAAGACCTAGTGCTTCTGAACCAATCACAATTTCTTTCACGGTTCCATTTGCAGATGCTCTGGACCACTGACCAATGTAAATTCCACCTGTGCCTGTAGTTCTTGACGAAGCAAAAATCTCTTCATTGTCCAAATCATTAGGGAATAACGCAGTAAATTCTCCACGATATCTTCCTGCTTGATAACCAATTGCGACATTTGCAACACCTAAAGTATTACTGTAGAGAGATTCATTACCGATTGAGGTGTTTCTGAATCCAGTTGTTGTATTTCTAAGTGCCATTGAACCTATGGCTGTATTGGCATTGCTCGTTGTGTTGAGGAGTGCCTCATATCCAATCGCAACATTACCCTGACCAAATCTGTTCAATTTTAGAGAGTTTGCACCAATAGATACATTGTTGATTGGAGATTCTCCTGACATTTGAGACTGCCACCCAATAGCAACATTGTTGCTTGGACTTACTGCTGTTTGCAGCGCACTTCTTCCGATAGCAACATTGAATGCGCCAGCCGGAAGAGCATCTGCACCAATAGCAACGCTGTTTAAATCTCCTGCTCCACCTCTACCAACTCTAATACCCTGAACAAATATGTCAGCACCAAATGAAGCACCGGCAGCAGAAATATTTCCGAATGTCCCGCCCACAGCGGTGATACCGTTGGCAAAAGTCTGCAATCCCGTAAAGGTCTGTGCCGTATTTGTTCTAGCAACATTTGTGATCGCACCTGTTGCTCCGTTGACTGAAGTCACAACCTGATCCGAGTGTGCAAATGCCCCCGACAGATCCTTTGTCTGCGAGAGAGAAATAACATCACCATTCACATTCTCAATGAACAGTTTCTCATCAGCAACATTGATGGCGATTTCGCCATAAGTCATTCCTGCGCCTGCGGGTACGCCTGCGGGTGTGAGCGAGAAGTAATGTTGAATTGTGCTTTGCTTTGACATGTTCTATACCTATTTAGAAGGTTCCCCCTACGATACTTCCTATAAATAGGTTCGCACTTACGGTTTCTGTGAAAGTTCCACCTGATATACTGATGTAGGGAACCATGACATTGTCGGGCAGTCCAATCACAATTGTTGGGCAATTGTTTGTAACTGTAACTTCATTTACTGTTCCCGTGATTGTGATATTTCCACTACCATCACCTGTGCACCCATTGAGCATGAACTCAAGATCACCTGTCATTCCATTCAAGGATCTGACGGTGTTTTGTGCAATGTAGTAGTGTGCGCTTGCGCCCTTGAGAAGCCCTTGTGATCCCGCTGCAACATCACCAAGTACCACCGAAAACTCAATTGTACTTGCCTTTGCGTTTCTTGTGAGTTGGTTTGGAGTCTTACTTTCAAACAGATTATCATTATCGAGCAGAAGTTTACTGATCGATGCTTTCTTGGTTTTGATTATACCAGGTTCGTTAGCATCGAAGAATAGAACAGAGTCTGAGGATTCAATTGTCGAACCCATGGTTGCAAGATTACCAACATCAAGATAGATGTAAGATATGTTTCCAGATGATGTTCCTGATACACCTAATCCTGTGTTTAGTTGACTGAACTTTGCGTTGAAAGTCTGCCAGCCACCCAAGCATACTGAACTTGATGTGTCACAAACACACACGCCACTATTTCGACAGTACGCACATCCGGCTGCTACACAAAGTGCTTCATTACCATTATAAACACTACAATCTGGAGCACAACCATCAGGCGGTGGTGGACCGCCGCCATCAAAAGAAATTAGACCATCATTATTGATGATCAATCCACCCCCACAAAGTAAACCAACAACACCTGTTATTCCACAGACAGTAGGAACTCTTGCGCTAATTTGATTGTTGAGTTTACCTAGAATTGCTTGACCATCACCTGTAAGTGTCACATTTCCAGTGAGACCATTAAAACTAGTGACACCTGTGTTGAAGATTGTCTTGGTATTGTTGGATGAACTGATTGCAATGCCGTGTCCTGCAACTACTGTATCTCCTGTGACTTGATAGCCACTCTTTAAACTCACAGCACCATTTGCGGAAACATCAAAGTAACTTGAGTTGAACGAAGCGACACCAGTAAGAGAATCAGTTGCTAGACGAACTGAGATTCTAGTGTTAACTTTACCCTGAACAGCACCACCATCACCAGTTAAAGTTCTTGCGCCACCTAGACCATTGAATGTTTGTACTCCATCATTTCCGATTTCTATTGTGTCGCCACCATCTGTACTAAAAACAGAGATATACTGAGATCCGGTTATTGTAAATGCACCAGTTCGATATGAATTTCCTCCTAAATTTGTAGGATACCTAATCCCTGTAATGCCTGTGTTTGTAATAGTAACTTGACGAACCCCATCACCATTCACAGCACCAGTGATTGAGATACCAGATCCAGCAGTCAAATTGATCTTACCTGTGAGACCAATATCATCCCCGAATCCAATTCCTGTGACACCATTGACTATTGTTGTCGATGAGGCCGAACTTGAGGAGACAGTTACAGTATTACCATTTCTACTGATGCTTACATTCGTTCCTGCAACTACGGTATCTCCTGTGACTTGATAGCCTGACTTGAGACTCACAGCACCATTGGCAACATCAAAGTAACTTGAGTTGAACGAAGCGACACCAGTTACGGAGGTGCTTGCTTCACGAACTGAGATTCTATTGTTGAGTTTACCTAGAATTGCTTGACCATCACCTGTGAGTGTTACAGTTCCAGTAAGACCATTGAAACTAGTGACACCTAGATTTGTAAAAACTAAGTTACTGCCACCCTGCCAAGCAACTGAAATGTCTTTACCACCAAATGTACGAGAGTCTCCTAGTACAAGTGTGCCTAATCCCCCAACACTATCGTTGATATTGATATTTTTTGCACTCACAGCACCATTGGCAACATCAAAGTAACTTGAGTTGAATGAAGCGACACCAGTTACGGAGGTGCTTGCTTCACGAACTGAGATTCTATTGTTGTCTTTACCTAGAATTGCTTGACCATCACCAGTTAGTGTCACATTACCAGTAAGACCATTGAATCCCGTGACACCTGTGTTGAAGATTGTCTTGGTGCTACTAGACGAACTGATTGCAATGCCGTGTCCTGCTTGAACTGTGTCTCCTGTACCAGACTGAAATATCTCCCAATGTTCATTACCTGTTCCTCCACGAAGGGAGTAGTAGAGACCACCGCTCAGACCACTCACATAAACGACCATCCCTTCTTCACGCCGAAGTTGTGGAATGGCATCACGGTCTGCTGTTGTTCCTACAGTTCTAAGTCCACCTTTTCCCCATCTCGGATCAGTGATTGGATATGTTGCCAACTCTGATGTTGGAGCAAGCACACCTGTTAATGGAATTGTTCCTGTGATTGGCATGATTATGCGTAAACGACAACAATATCTAGAGGACCGGGTAACTCATAAAAACTTCTGTAAATCTTATATGTTGATGTAAAGCCTTGTGAATTGACAACAGATGCAGTTGAAACTCCATTCAAAGCAACGGGAAATCCTGCAAGCGTCATGCTGCTGACAGAGTAATAATTGTTGATGAAGAAATAGAAGTAGCCACCGGCATCTGTTGTGCTTGCTGTTATTGTTGTTCCTGATGTAACGACAACATCACTACCATTTGATAGTGCGAGTGGGTCTGTCAATGATGCATTTGTTGACTTGCCCCAATAAGCCTTTGTCCACCATCTACTTGTTGTTGAAGTCGATGGATTAGATCCCTGATCTTGCTGACCCGTTAGAGTGATGGTGACTGTGTTTGATGATAGACTCGTTGATCTAAACGCAGGGTAAACAGCAACTGCACTTCCTGCGGTCGGGCTTGCGCCCGTTAGAGCCTGACCGTTCGACAATCCACTATAACTGATGTATGCACTTGCAGGAACCCAATTGTCATGTGGTTGTGATGCTGTCCAAGAAACAGACAAAGATCCATTGCCTGCTGTCTCTCCCAATTCATATGTTGACGCAAGACCCGATGAGAAATTAGAAAAGGATACTGATGTGTATGGAGGTGGTGGCGGTGGTGCGGCGGGAGCATAGAGAATCTGCTCAAGTATCTCTATTGCAGTTGTTCCAAATTCAAATGTGCTTCCGACAGGAACCCCTTCAAGGTCCGTTGTGGTTGTTGGGGCAGGATTTGACCAAGTGGTCTCTGCTCCACCACCTGTGCCTACACCGCTACCGATTATCTCTACAGAAGCACCTGTCTCGTTTCCGACATATAGTTTGCGATCTGTAATATTTACAGCAAGTTCGCCATAGGTAAGACCCACGGGAATAACTCCCCCCGTGGCACCACGCCTTATTCGAATGATGCTGTTTCCTGTAATCATAAGATTTCACCTTGACTCAAAACAAATGCATTCTTTAGAACACTCCCCCCGATACAGTAGTTATGCTCACATGACCAGTGGCAGAAACGGCAAAATTCGATGGATTGAATGATGCTACACCCGTTATTGAACTTGTAGCAATTGGTAGGCTTGGAGATGAACCTGTTGCACCAGTATTTCCCTGAATGCCTTGAATGCCTTGGATTCCTTGGTCACCTTGTGGCCCCTGAGAACCCGTTGGTCCTGTAGCACCCGTTGGTCCTGTAGCACCCGTTGGTCCTGTTGCACCTGTAGATCCTGTAGCACCCGTAGATCCTGTGGATCCTGTAGCACCCGTAGATCCTGTGGATCCTGTAGCACCCGTAGATCCTGTAGCACCTGTAACTCCTTGAGAACCAGTTGGTCCCGTTTCACCGCCACCACCCAAACTATTGATCGTAATAGAGTTACTATCGGGGTTTGTTGTGAGAGTTATGTTGCTCCCTGCAACAAATGTCAGAGTTTCCTTGTCATACTGAACCGCAGTCAATCCTGCTTGACCAGAAACAGAGACAAACTTGAAAGCCTCACCAAGACCGCCGCCGCCATCATAAAGAACTGTCGCACCACCTGAACCAATCGTTTTTCGTAGTTTTGCTAGATCTATTGAGAGTCTTTGGTTGTTTAGAGTGAGTGGCTGTTGAACTGACAGAAAGGGCATATCGCCCTTGTCACCTTTCTCGCCCGAATCACCTCTGTCTCCCTTGTCACCTTTCTCTCCACGATCACCACGAATTCCAGGTTCACCCTTTGGTCCCTGTTCTCCCTTGTCTCCCCTATCTCCCTTTGGACCTACAGACCCACTCTGTCCATCCACTCCTTGAATGCCTTGAGTGCCTGGCTGGCCTTGCTCTCCTCTTTCACCCCTCTCGCCCCTTTCTCCCGCAATACCCTTCTCGCCCTTCTCGCCTCGTTCACCTCTTTCGCCCTTCTCGCCGCTTTCGCCTTTAGGGCCAGCAATACCTTGTGGACCGGGTTCTCCTCTCTCACCCTTCTCTCCCGCTTCCCCTTGAACTCCTTGAATTCCTTGGATGCCTTGGGTTCCCTGCGGTCCCTCTTCTCCCTTCTCGCCCTTCTCGCCTTGTTCTCCTCGCTCACCCTTTTCTCCTCGGAGACCTTGGGCACCACGGGGACCAATTTCCCCACGGTCTCCCTTGTCACCTTTCTCGCCCCTATCTCCCTTTGGACCTTGAGTACCACGGGAACCACGGACGCCCGGAACGCCTTCAGGACCACGCTCAACCTGTGTTACAACACGCTCCACAACAATTGGAGTTGGATCAGGTTCAGGTTCATCTGAAGGTGTGATTGATTCGACAATTTCTTGTTCAGGCTCATTCTGCTTTCGCTCAACGAGTATGAAAGAGTTGTTTAATAATTCACCCCCTGCTTTCAGGATGTGGGGGTTACCTTCATCATCTAAAAGATACGCTTCACCGATACCCTTATATCGATGTGTCACACCATCAACACAATCGATTCTTGTCGAAACGGTGAACATTCTACCAGCCTCAAATCCCATGAGGCCGTCATTGACAAGCATGATCCTAGAACCATTTGGCAATGGTCTGACAGAGGATAGTTCCGCAAAGACTATTCCATCGCCATCGTTTTGGATGTACTCGTTGAAGTTTCTAGGCATTCACCGCACCAACCTGTATTTATTGACAGGTTAGAGCGTTCCAAGAGACAGGATATAGAGGTTCTATAATCTTGGAAATAGCCTGTGCATATGATCTGACTTCCCATTGGGCATGGGGATCTGAACGGAGGGAATATACTCTAGCATATGCAGCCAGACTACCCGTCCACCACCATTCGGTATAGGCTCCCTGTGGCAAAATGAACCTTGCCTGTTCAGGGGCTACTCCCTGCTGAATAAGGTACTCATAGTATCCATGAGCCTTCGATACAACTTGAAGATACAGTTCGTCAAAGTAGTCAACACGCTGCTTATCATCGATGAAGTCCTCGCTCCCTTGTTTTGCTCCATTCGTGGGTTTAGATCTCCATTTAGGAATGTAGAATGTCGGATCTTCTGTAACATAACGACGAGAAACCTCGTTCTCAACGAATCCTTGCTTGTGCTTGAATAGTTGAGTTCGAATTGAGATTGGCGCACTGATTCGTAATGTAATCTGTGGGTGACCAAATGGTGTCCAATGTTTGTGCTTTGCAAGGTAATCAATCAACTTTCGATCTTTACCTGAAAGTGCTTTACCTTTGATTGCACCTGTCAATTGTTGTTCACCATCCCAATCGCTTTCTTTGTTGAAAGATACACGGGCGGCGTTGACAACAGTCAAGTCATCTCCCATATGATCCACATATTGAACATACCCCGCATCAAGTACGGGGACAATATCACACTTCCCACTCATGATAAAAACTCCTAGTTGTTATTCGCCTTTGCGAATTCCCGTCTTCATGTCTTCGATCTTCTCTCCGACCTTGTTATAGAGGGCACGGAAAATTTCAGCCCGTGCTTCACTTGCTTTCTGATTTGAAATCAAGTCAATGAGGTCCGCTGGAGGAAGGTCAGCAGTTGCATGCTCACTCTCCTCAATGTCTGCATCTGACAACGGAGAGTTCTCCGTATCCTCAAAGTCAATCTCTTCAGTTTCCTCGTTTTCATCGATGTTCTCGTTGATGTTATCATTGTCTGCCATAAATTGCTCCCACAATTCTATTTAGACTCGCTTCCAAGTCTTTATTGCAAGTTTGGCAGAAAGACCAGACAATGTACATTCACGAATGATTGACTCGATCTCTGCTGCATGAATTCCCTTGAGAACCATGTCGTTTATGTCCTTGATTCCATTTACACGGGGACTCCAAATACAGACAGATCTTCCTGCTTCAATGAGCGTTTCCATTGCCTCAACGACTTGTTTGTTTCTAGGTTCGTTATCTAAAGCATAGACAATCTTGTCTGTAGGAACACCAACAGGAATGTTTAGTGGATCGGCTAAACCCAACATAGCAACACCATTAGTCAAGAATAGACTGTCGATTGGGCCTTCAACAACAACCAAAGGTCTATCAGGATCCACTCGCTCAAGACCATACCAGAGCCTCCCACCGTCCTTGTCTGCCTTGATGGTAATGTATCTCACCTCACGCCCGTGCGCCTGCGCCTGCCCGAGCATGCGCCCCTGTGCGCCCGTGAGCGCACCCGTGCGGGAGAAGATGGGTATAACCACTCTCTGATCATCACCGACATTCGCATCGGGATCTATAAGAGACACCCACTCAGCAAAGTTGTCCGCATAGTGGAGCAAGTCGAACTTTGCCTTCGGAATCTTTCTGCTTCTCGCCCACTCTACAGCAGGGTGAGATGATGATAGTTCTGATAACTTTGGTATCTCATCAAGAACGGCGTTTTCAGGAAGTGTAGGCTTCTTTGGTTCCGATTGTTCTTTCCGAACAAAGATGCCATTGTCGTTCTTGTCCTTCAGATTCTCAAAGCAGTATTGCCGATACAGATTACCATCCATGTGGCGAATGAGACTGCCAAGTGTTGTGCTGTAGTCACAGTTGTGGCATCGTACAAAGAAGTTGCCGCTCTTCTCGTAGAAGTAAAATCGAACCTTCTGTTTGCTCTTGGATGAGTCACCACAAATTGGACATCGGCATGCCGCTAGGTTAGGTTTCTTCCATTGAAATCGCTCAAGCCTTGGAGACAACAGATTGATGTACTTTGTGTCTATGAACTGAGCCATTGTCGAGATTGTATCCTGTAAACTGCCAATGTCAATCACTTTTATGAAAGTCTAATAATATAGCGTTGGTCTTATAAGTCAGTAGAATTTCTTATGAAAGTTCTTGACTTTGTTTGCTATATTTGTAAAGCGTCAATACATAGCAATTATCGTGAACCGCCATCCATAGGTGGAATCTGCGGCGGCTTTCTCTTTCGTAACTTCTTCAGTCCCTTGAACCCGCCTTTTGGACCTGGAGGTTCTTGTCCCGGTGATGCCCCTGCAATAGCACCACCACCCACATTGTTCACAGGTGCTTCCTCCTTGACTCTCTTAACCTCAGAGAGAATGAAGAACATACCATTTGATTTGTAGACGGGATGTCCAAAACACTCGTCAATAGGAAAAAGATCAGAATCAATGCTAATCATTCGTCCACGAACCGAATAGGTTCCTGAGGGAATTGCTTTAGGATTAGAGGCAGACTCAGAGATCGTGCTTATGTGCATTCCTCTCTTTGACAATTCCTCTTTCACTAGATCATCTATTAGAGATGGATTGGATAACTCTTTATGTGATATCTCACGAAGAAGCATCACAGATGCAATCATTGCTCCCGGTCTACTTTTGAGGTTGATGACAGGAACTTTATCAAGCAGTTTCTTTATGTTCCAGCATAGAGTGTAGAAAATGCTAGGATACGCTGTCTTTTCTGCTTGAGATGTTAGGGTGCCTCTCTTCTTGAGGATCTTTCCATTTTCGTCAACGATGCCTAGTTTATACGCATCGGTATCTTTCCATGGAGTTGAGATAATCTTGATGAACTTATATGCTATGAAGGTATCTAATATGTTGATTCCTGCCATCATATTCTCCTCAATAGGTCCACTATTTTCTGATCTAAAGGAACAGAAATCAGATCCGCTCCAATGTTGAACTTGGGATTCCCATCAGGTAAGTAGTTCAAGAACACCAAGAATGTCCTCAATATGTAGTGAAGTTCACTCTCTATACGAAAGAAAAGGAGTCGAGTGGCAACCTCGACTCCAAACACATTGTAGAATGTTATGATGTGGTTCAGAACCAGTCTTTCACGAAGTATGCCTGAGTTGTGATACTTTCGAAACAGCCTCTTCAGATAGACTATCCTTGCCATGTCCTCTTCGAACTCTTCGATTCCCCCTGAGGGGTTATCGTAGTTCTTCATTGCATAGCGAATGTAGTTTTTTTCTGTTAGGAACTCATCAATCATCACAAAGTGTTTATATTACATCGGAACGATTTCGGCTTTCAATGCCGTCATTCCTGTAGATGTCGGAATAGACGATACCATCAGTCCCAACTTGTGGCCGAGTCTGCGTTCTATGTTATCATCCGAACTGGTTCCATATGTCTTACCATCAAAACCAAATGATCCACCAAACAGACTCAGGGGGTAGACTCTCTCCCCGCTTTTGCGTAGATCATCTCTATTGTTCAGCGTAAACTGCAAACCAACAGTTGACAGTTTCGACTGTGCCTCCTTGATTGCCTGATTCGGGTCAAGATAAGGTTTAGCCGATATCGCTCCAAGAAAAAGATTGATTCTATCAACTTCAGCAGGATTTAACTGCGATAGATTTTGATTGAAATCAACACCGTTGTCACTGTCCATAGGACCAACACGGGGGCGATTTACCCCCGACATATCAATCCCTGCACCCGAGGCTTCAGAGATTGTTTTTCTTAATTCCTTGAACTTACGCATCATATACTCCTAATCAAGCAGTTGCACCGAACGAAACATGGAATGTAGTATTAGATGTTGCGCCAATTGAGTCTGTTACAAGAAGCGAAACAGTATAAGGACCACTATTTGCCGTAGTTCCGTTCTTGTTGATCTTGAATACGGCAATGTTTCCGACACCAATTGAAGATGTTGGTCCAAAGAATGTCTCATATACTCCAACTGGAACACTCGATGGGGTGAGTAACGAAGTTCCAGAAACAATGTTTCCGGCTGCTCCGAAAGAATCTGTCACCTCACTGAACGACAAATTTTGTGTAAAGTTGCTGTCGTTTGCAACAACCTTAATATAGGCTGTTTGCGATCCTTTAAACATCAGAGTCGAGACACCATATCCATTCACAGCATAACTTCCATATGCTGCTCCACTACCAGTGGCAGAGTTGGCGAAAGATAATCCGGTCGAGTTGTGTCCACCAGCAGTTGCACTATCGCCTAAGAATGGACATGTGAAGTATGGCCGATAGTTAGGTACATCTGCCGAAGCGGTTGCGCCGCCTGTAGCAGATACCCTGACAGCATAGAGTGAACTCGTTGTTCCAGTCGATGATGGATCAAGAGGCATAGCAACAAGTAGTTCCGTGAATGGAATTGTTGCTGTTAATGATGGAGCGGTCACTCCAGCCAATCCGCTTTGTTGTCCTCCGAGAGAAGTCCCATCCAAAGGAAGTTCCCATCCGGCAACAGTACGAACGCATCTGGTCTTTTGAGACTGGTTAAGCCATGTTGGCTTTGATTCTTCTCTATCTGTGTTGTTCCAAAGCGGCATTTGTTTCTCCTAGTTGACTCAGTTGTTTTCGTTGATAATGGTACGAAGTACCGATACTTCTTCTTCGGACAGTTTTGACACGAATTCACGAAGACCATCAACGATCTCGTTGACTCTTTCAGTTTCTTCCTGAACACTATCCACCTCGCCGTCCTCGACTTCTTCTTTCTTTTCGGGTGGCTTGGTTGTGGTTGGCTTGGGGGGAGCATTTCCCGATGTCTTCATCGCCTTTGCGGCTCTCTTTAAGGTTCTGGAGAGCGGCTCATTTGGGCGACCCATACCCATACGAGCCTCTTCAATCTCAACTTTGCGAACTTCCTCTTCAAACTGAAGTGGGGTTTCACCACTTACAGAGCAGTTACATTCTTCAATTGCATTTGAGAGGTGCTTACGGAGAATGTCACGACGAGTCTCGCTCGTCACCACACCACCCTCTGAAAGCACAGATCGAATGTCACTTGCGGCAACCTCTGCTGCCTCCGTTATCCATTGCGGAACTGGCTTGATCGGAGTCTCGGTAGTTTCTCCACTAAGAACACGCATGACATCATTGAGTAGATTTTGGTTGTGAGGGTTCGTGAACATTTTTGTTTCCTTTGCTCCTTATTTAGCGTTAGCCTCCCTTTGCTTTCTTCCACAAATCCTTGTCAGCAGTCCTTCGGGTCTTTCCGCCGACAATGAAGGAATTCACACGGGCAAACGCCCATTGATGACTAGTTGCACCGGGCCTGTGACCACCTTTCCAAGCAGCCATGCCCCTGTCGTATACTTGCTTTAGAATTCCATATGAGATCCCGCTTTGCTTTGCTTTCTTTTCAAGAGCCGCAATGCGAGCCTCCACGATATTCTGAATGAGATCATTATATGCTTTCATGATTTCTTCTCCGGATTGTAGCCCCAAACCTTGAGGGCAAGTAGTTTGCGTGTTGGCCGACCCTTATCGTCCCTAGTTGGTCCCTTAGCACCCTTCATTCGACTGATGAAACTGACTTGCTTGCCAGCCCATTTCCAATCATTTGCTGTCCACTTTTCCTTGGGTGTATCGAGCATGCGAATGATGGCACGGGCAGAATCTCTTCCGCTTGTGATCTTTCCGCCATCAGATCCTGCCTTTCCTGCTTCTTTGCGAGACAGTCCGGCCTCTTTACCTTCATCTGAGTCGAGAAAGGATTGAATCTCTTTACCTGACATGTTCACAAGTTTCTGCCACTTCTTATAGAGAGCGTCCTTTTCCTCATCACTCTTCTCTTCGCCCAATCGTTCTCTCTCACCAGGAGTGTCTTTACGATATGTCTTGACGATCTTATTTGTGCCAACACTCAAAGGACCACGCTTTTCTTTTGCGGTCCAATCCCACGCACCTTCGTCTAATGAAAGATAGAGTCTATCGATTGCTGCCTCGACCATATTGATTGTTGGATCAAAGGAGTCGTTGTGCATCTTCCATGCAGTTGCATAGAACACTTCTTTCCAACGCTTACCGTAACGCTTATGAAATTCTTTCTTGATCTTCTCCTTCTTTGAGAAGCGACGAGCAGGACCAGAAGGTGGACTCACTTCATACAAAAGGTATTCGATCTCCTCTTGCATGTTGGTCTGCATGTCATACTTACTATACTGCCTTTGCTTTTCATACTCTATGAAAGAACGATAGACTAACGCCGAGTCCTTTCGTCCCTTTTCAATAGACTTCTGCTCAAGCATAATCGCTCTGTCCATACGAGTCTTGTAATCAAGATTCTCAAAGGCTTCAATTGCTGCGATTGCTTCATTCACCTCGTACTCATTCTTAAGAGCCTTCAACTTGCCTTTCTTGGCGAGTTTCTTGAAAGCAGTTGTGTACTTTGAAGGCTTAGTCTTGATCTTCTTCTCCTTAGGGTTCACGAACTCCCAAGTCTTGGGATCATCATCAGACATGCCTTTGCGTTTTGCGAGTCTTTGCTTTCGCAGTTCTGCTTCTCGCTTCGACAGTCCAGAGACATACTTCTTCGGCAGTCCAGACTTCTTGTCTTTTGGTGATGTCTTGATCTTACCGCTCTTTGTGTGAAACTTCTTTCCCTTGGTGACATCGGCTTCTTGCAAAGAATCTTCGTCAATAGAATCGCCCATGTTCAATTGTGAACCAAGAACAGAGGCTAACTTTCCAGAATAGGCTCCCGTGTCAACGCTAACTTCAAGCATTTTATGCAGGATTTTTTCGATGATCTTCTGCAATTTTAATCGGTCGATGAATAAAGCAACTGATGTTGCATTAGACAAGGACTTGTGATATGCAATAGCAATCTCCTGCGTAAGATCTGCAAACTCTTTATTAAACTCACCTGAACCCAATTTCCGAAGTTTGGAGAGTCCAACTATCTGTTTTGATATTTGGGGATCACTCATCACCTGAAAGACTGCGCCAGCAACATTCGCTTTCCCTTTGATTATGGCCTCTGATAGTTCCTCTTCTTCTTCCTCTTCTCCAACTGAGTCCTTCTTTGGATCAGATTGTGGGTATATTGCATTTGCGGGATCGACCACATACCCTGTCTTTTCAAGGAATCTCAATCCAAGAAGAATCTTGGTTGACATGTGGCTTCGATCACCAAGGCTGAACTTGATGTTCGGGTATCTCTTACCATGAAACTCAATGTCCATGAACACAACGATTCTTTCCTTCTCACCAATACCGCTCTTGACCTTGATTCTACTGATGATTTTCTTAGTGACCTTCTTACCGTCCATGGTCTTGAACGAAACTGTGTGGTCTCCATTATCCTTGATGCCTTCAGCATGAATCATGTTGTAACCGCTGTTGCCTGTGTCTATCTTTGCTGTGTATTCAGTACCATCAATCTTGACAGTTTCACGAACGGCTAGATTGGAGAATAGTTTCCAGTGTGCTTTATCAATGATGTACTCTACAAAGTCTTCCACTAGTTCTTCACCCTTGACATTATCTTTGCCCTTACCATCTTCATAGTAACGGTAGTATATGTTGCCACTTCCAGGACTTGCATTCATTTCAATGATGTATGGCTTACCATCATTGATAACATGATCAATACCCACATAGAAACACTTGCTAATCCGTGCGGCCTGCTCGACTAGTTTGACTTCATCTTCGGATAACTGATGGGATCCGCCCTTTGATCCACGGGCTATATTAGTGCGGAAGTCTTTAGGCGCCTTGTCTCTCTTGGCACATGCGAAGATCTTTCCGTTCAGCACGATGCTACGGACATCGTTCTTGAAGCCAGGAAGGAACTCTTGGATGATGATCTCCGCACCATACTTCCATAATGTCTGAAGTACAGACTTCAGGCTTTCCATACTATCAATTTTTGATACCCCGATACCCTCTGCTCCTGTAAGTGTCTTGCAGATGATCGGAAACTTACCACCAACTTCCTTGACAGCCGATTCGATGTTCTCTTCGTTGGCGACGAATGCTGTGCGTGGGTGAGGTAGACCGTGCTTATTGAGAGCGATGGCTGTCTCTAACTTGTTAGCACACAGTTCCATACCCGCTCTTTCGTTGACCATGAATACACCATTGTTCTGTAGAATAGTCATGATGGCTACACCAATTTCGGTGTTCATCACACCACCACGAACAATTGCGACTGTGTTTTCTGGAACGATGGTTACATCTTTACCCTCTCCATCGTAGTTCTTTATAGTGATCTTTTTCGAAGCAACATTCGATATTTCTACCTGTGCTTTCGATGTCTTCACAGGATAGAATTCGATCTTGCGCCTTTTGCAGATCGCTTCAGTCTTCTCTATAGTATCACTTAGATCCTTTTCGGAGGATGTGAGAGCAAGAATGGTCACATCGTCTGTTTTGGGTGCTTCTGCTAAAAGCCCGAAGTCCTCTTTCAAACTCAATCCTCTGCGAACTTCCTTCCACATGCTCTTAGCAAGAGTCTTGTTTCCTGGTATGCCAATTGAGAAGAGATCAAACCGATCCTTGAATGCCGCCTCACGCATGAGTGAAGCAGACATGTACATAGGATCGACCTCTTGACCTTTCTTGATCATCTCATCGACCATATCAAGAGTCACTTTCACTCTTGCTTTGCCAGCAACGATGACCTCAAGCGTGTCAAATGAGTACGATCTCTTCTTTGGATCGTTCGTTGCTACCTTGCCTTTGTATTCCTTGATTCGATTGTATTCTGCGATATGGTCACTACCGGTAACCACATAGATCTTCTTGTATCCAAGTTCGCAGAGATACAGAACTGTATCAAATGGATTCGTTGATTTTCCAACTGGAAACTTCACCTTAGGAAACAACTTCTTCAGGTACTCAACCTTGGACTTTTGATCGAGTGGATTTTTCTTGGTGTCTTGGGTTTTGGATACGAAGATGAAATGATCTGCTCCCTTTGATGCAGCCTCACTCAGAACCTTTTCAACAACTACCTTGTGACCAATGGTAGGCGGGTTCATTCTTCCGAATGCAAAGACTACACTATCTTTCTTTGCTTCGCTGATTGCGTTTGTGTGATCTCGGAAGTTAAGCATCTGTTACCCCTGATTCATCTTTCTGTTCTGCTTACTGAATTCCAAACGGTTGACAAGTTTGATGACCGATCCTGATCTATAGATGACGATACCTTCAGGGTTAGTCGGTCGAATTCCGTTTTCATCCATAAAGAAGTGACCAAGAGTCGAGATTGCATAGAGTTTGCCCAAAAGCATCTCTTTGACTTTGGCTATCTTGTTGTGCAGTTCGAACATCTGATTAATCTGTTTCGTGTATGCGTCTATGAAAGCCAAGTGCTTATTCAATACTTCGGTTTTACCGGCTTTGCCTTTCTCAGTCTTGAGTTTATTTATCTCCTTTTCCAACTTACTCCTCACATTCAGTTTCCATCCTTCTGCGCTGAAGTTGGTCAATCCACCGTTTATGGTACTGTTGATGTAAGGTAGTAAATAGTCATCATTGAGTTCTTTCTGTGCCACTAGCGTCTTGATGAATGGCCGTACTGTTTTCGCCAAGGCTTCGCACTCCGACAGCATACGGATAGCCATATCCGACTCCCCACCCTTCATAAGGGCAGGAGACAGGTCGTAGATGTTTGGATCTGTGACCCAAACATCGGGCATTTGCTTCAAGACCTTCGAATTGAAATTATAGGATACCGCCGACAAAGTTTTTAGACTGTCCCCCTTATACTCTGTATGAAAAGCCATACCAAGTTTTGCTGACCCAACCTTACTTCCTATTGGACTATCTTTTGGAACGGTGTACATGATTGTGTTTGGCTGAAACCCAATGTGAGACACACCCTGAATATTGACTGTCTTCTTCATGTCCTGAGTGAACATGAGGTCACCTTGGAGAATCCTCTTACCGATTCCTACCTTTGGAAGCAGTTTCAGACACATAATCATTTTGTCTGCTAGATCGGAAGGAAACCCTGCCTTCTTGATCTCCGCTTCTGTGTGATACGCTTTCTGTTCCTTCGTCCCGAATACTGACTTAGTTGATACAAAGAACTTACCGTTATCAGGATTCTCACCACAGACGATTGCAGGCTTTCCGTCCCACTTAGTCGATACGCCCAAACTAGTATTGCCTGTCTTTAGGCTTTCGATGATGTCTTTGAGAAATGCTATTGCGTTATCAAGTCCCTTTTGACCATACAGAATCATTAGATCCTCCACATGATCAAGATGCTTGTTTTTCGCAGTCTCTTCCTTTAGGATCTCGTTGTTGTATTGACCAAATGAAAGCATTTCCACTCCTTATGTGGTGAGTCGAGTATTTATCCTAAATCTCCGTGTG